AACTGCACATCAGAACCATATAATCCTCTGTAGTTTCTGTATGCTCGTAGCCATCTTTGCTCATCTTGTTCACGATAATCATCTGCTCTATAATACTTATCCATGATATATGGTATTATATTATTAGCACCTGCATCTGCTAATGTAGAATCGTCTGTATCTTCTAGTGATACCGATTCTATTTCTACAGGAATATCTTCTTCTGCCATATTAATATCCAAACGTTGCATCGGCTACAGGCATACCTTGAGAAGGTCTACCCATAGGGTCATAATCAAATATGCTAAATCTAGGTCTAGTCATTACACCATATCTTAACGCATCATAGATATGATCTTCTGCTCTTGTATCAACATCTTCTGGATTCTTCTTATCCAAAGGTATAGCAGGTAGTTGTGAAATTGAGTCTGTACATGTATTAAAAAACACTAATCTTGGCTCTTCTGTTGATTCATCTATTTGTAATCTTCTATGTATCTCGTTCTTTCCCGAAACACGACTGCCTCTACTTCTGTCTGAAGGTCTCCATCTACACCCTCTTTGTATCATCTGCTCTGCTAGTGAAGGTCCAGTATCTCCACGTTTGTGCCATAACGAGCTATCTAATACACCGTACTTTATGTTACCGTCTTCTGCTTCTAATTCGTTAATCATATCTGCCAAATCTGTGGCAAGGACTTTAGAAACATACAACTCTCTATATACAATAAGTTGTTCACTTGGAGCAACAGCAAACCACAACACAGCACTATAAGAACCATAACCATAATCACAAGCACGAAACTTAACCCAATTTCGTGGAACTGGAAAAGGTTCAACAACGTGATCATCCCTATTAAACTCAGTAAAAGCAGCACCTTCTTTAATGTCCCAATCACCTTCAAGCAACTGCTTACGTTGGTGTTCAGGTAAGGAAAGAAGCATCGCTTCATAGTCTCCTTGGCTTGACAAGTATGGATTGTCAGATAATCTAGCAGGTATGAATCTTCTTTTAAATAGTGACTGACCTGCTTTGTCATGTCCTTCGGGATATTTAAGAACTTTCCCTGTCTCAATATTTGTGGCATCAAACGACTTTCCATAAGGTGCTGGGTCAATAAACATCTTCTTAACCCACTGATGTCCCGGACCTCCGGGGTTCGTAGTTGCTCTCATATACACTGGTAAATCAGGAGCAGTAGAACGTAATCGTGACCTCATGTAATTCCAAGAAAATGGTGTTGCCCATTGTGTTAACTCATCAAAGCCTATCCAACTAAAAGCTAAACCTTGATATCTTAATACATCATCATCTCGGTCTAGGTATGACATCCATAGTCTTGCACCTGACGGTGCTACCCATTGCATCTTTCTTTCTGACCATTTTATCCCTTTGTATATAAGAGGATATAATTCTCGTGACTTCCAAACTAGCTCTCTTAATTCTTCTGTCGTGTGTCGTAACAGCAATCCACTAAACTGTGGATGACCCATATAACGTAATGGATCTGCTAACATGGCATACGACTTGCCACCACCTGCACTACCACCATATAAAACTTCTCTTTCTGGTGATGCTAAGAACTCTGTTTGAGGACCTTGATTAGGTTGGAATACTATATTCTGTTCCTCTACAGGAACTTCCTCTACACGTTCTATCTTAATAGTTTTAAGCTCTTGCTCCGACTCTACCTTCTTCGATCTCTTTCGCCTTTTGGATTGCTTTCTCGGCATACTCGGACCATTTTCTAAGAGTTCTAGCTTTGTTCTTACGATGTCGTTCATGTATTAATCTTTTTCTTAACCCTGTATGAGATATAACTCTACCTGTTTTCTTCGTTAGCCAATTAGCAACTTGCCTATATGAATATTGATTTACATATTTCCTAGCTAGTTCTATTGCTTCTAACTCATAAGATATTGGATCAAGTAATTCAGAATCCTCTTCATTTAACTTATAGCCAAACGGTATCGTTCTAGCTATTCGTGGTATCTGTATCCACTCTTTCTGCTCTTCGTCTTTTAAATCTGTTGGTTGTGGTAACTTCCACTTGCCTAAACTTCTGTCCATTATTTCTTTTTTAATTTCACTGTGTTTGTTTTCTTATTATACTTATACTCAGATGTCTTTCTTTTAGATATCTTAGCTGCTCTTTCTTTAGCTCTAAGTGCAGGTGTTTTCTTACCTTGCTTCTTACCCTTTTTAGTTGCCTTCTGTGTTCCTTCTTTTAAATTACCACTCTTCTGCAAACTCTTAGTAGCTATTGCAAAGGCTGCACCTTTGTCGTATCCCTTATCCATTAGTTGTGTAACTAATCGTTTTAATATCTTTGGGGGCATTATTGCTTCTTTGGTGGTAATATCATGACACCACCCGATGCCTCTACTTGTACTTTCTCAGTTTTAACTAAACCTACTCTGTCTAACAATTCTTTTGATGCAGACAGTCTATCTCTTATTCCTAGCTGTGTAGGGTCATCTACACCACTTACCATAGCCACAGCAGCCTTTGGTGCGTTTCTAGCCATATAAGATTCTGTTGCTTCCATTATTTCTTTTCTTAATGAATTAACAATGTCCCCTGTAGAAGACTTCTCTGAATAACCAGCAAGTAGTTTAGCTTGTACTATATCGCCCCCTGCATTGTCAAACAGAACTTCTAAAAATAGTTTTTGTCTATCCGTTAGTTCTCTGCTCATATTGGTATATCCTTAATCATTTGTTCTTCAGCACGTTTTATTAATCTCTGTGCTCTGTTAGGTGTCTGCCACCTCCAAGTGCTGTCCTGCATCTCATCTGCCATTTTTGACCAGTCTAAATTATCCACGGCAGCAATCATTTTTTTAAATTTAGATAAACGAGGCTTCCCTAATTGAAATGACATATTTATTAATACATGTTGTATGTCTTCAGGTAGATCATTAAAGTTGTTAAATAGATCTTCGCAGTCTTTCACAGACACTTTAATATCTTTTGCAAACCAATCATCTACTTGATCAATTGGAATCTTTGTTCCTACAGGTTTATCATAATACTCTGCATCCCATTCAGTAATCAAATGTCCGATTCCCCCGGTTAAATGTCCTTCTGAACATAGATACAACTCATATTTTATTCCTTCGTCTTCAGCTATTTCGTCTTGTATTTTCATTAAATTCATTATATTAACCTAGATGTTTGTTGTTTACGTATTTCTTTTACGTGTTTTCTCCAAAAATAATTACCTATCTTACATATAAATGATGATAATTTCAAATACATTCTTGCTTTATGTGTCATTACATACCTATTGATAATATGGGTTAACTGTAGAATTAGGATCTTCTATGCCCTCAACTGCTAATACTTCAGGTATATAATACTTTAACATATTCTCTATACCCATCTTTAATGT